GGGATGTAATCCGGCAGATAATCGTTGACGATAACATGAATGTAATTGATGTTATTTTTTTATAACGCTTTTGGTTACCTTATATGATGGTTGCTTGAGCAAGCAACAGTTAAGGCAGTACATAAATCCCCCGCCGGATATGCTCCGATGGGGGATTAAAACTATGCTGCCAGGTACTTTCTTGTGGTCTTGCCCGCCAGTCCGTCGGCTGTGATCTTGCAGGACTTCTGATATGTAATGATTGCTGCTACGGTCTTGGAACCGCAGATACCGTCAATGTCAGCTTCTGTCAGCAGACCAGCTTCCATCAGTTCCCACTGAATCCACTTGACACCCTCACCCGCGGAAATGAATACCTTGATATTCTTCTTCCTTGCCTGTGCCTTACTGGTTACCGTCATGGTAGGATTTGTGTAAGGGTTCGTCTCCTTCCATGTGCCGGGCACCTTGGTCTCATAGGTATATGTCATGTCCTTGAAGGTAAGACCGTACACCCACTTGGTAGAGGATACTTTGGTCAGCACCGTGCCGTAATTGATGCCCTTGGCTTCGATGCACATAGGGACACCATTTACCTTGCCGATATAGACACCCACATGGCCAGACTTCCACAGGACAGTTCCGAGAGCAAAGTCATTAATCTTTGCAATCGGCATACGGTTGTATGCGGTCTGATAGAGTTGGTAGGAGCCGATGTTAAGCTGCCGGTAACCGGCAATCAGTCCTGAGCAGTCCACATTGACCTTGCCGACCTGTCCCTTTCGCCGTGCCTTTGCCATATAGTAGGTGGTCACGACCTTGGGATACATTCTGTGCATAGTGCTCATTTTGTTTTCGGTCAGAGCACCCTCGGGAATCTTGGATCCGTAAAAATATGGAGTGCCAAGACGTTTTTTTGCGTATGCAACTAATTCGTTTCCTGTTTTCATTTTATTTTCCTTTTTATATTTTTTAATCATTGTTATGTTTTTAATCTCCGCCCATGTGCTATGACTACTTCTGTAAATGGCAAGTTAGCAGTACAAGATGCTAGCGCACGGTTAAATCCAATTAATGGGTCATTGACATATTCTCAGTTGCGAAAATATGGGAAAGTAGTAACTATATCTTTTAGGCTAACAGATTGCGATATACCATATGGTACTGTTATATGTACTCTGCCAGAAGGTTATATACCATCTACTACGTGGATATCCATTTTTGGTCAAGTGTACGATGGATCATCTTGGATTTCTGGATCAATCACAATCGACCTAGGTGGAAACATAAGACAAGAAATCACGCAAAACAATACTAAAATGTGTATTTTTAGTGGTGCATTCATTACAGATTAATGGATGCAAATGCGAGATTATATGTTCCAGTTGTACCAAATATTACACTATCACCTGCGGAAAATGGTATACATACAGCTGTAGGCGTATCTGCCGTTGTACACAATGCCAGAAAATAATTGGGTTGTTTGCCTGATCGAACAGATGCCCACCCATTTATTGCACCCTGTATAGTGCCTATTACATAACCATTTGTCTGGCACAGGTAATTACTCTGTATATTTACAGCTGATTTATAATCTGGAGTCATTAACTTGCCATTTACATCACTAATTGCCCCCGTAACAGTGCCGTTTCCGATTGATGAAATATCAGTATTTCCTATTAGAGAAATTAATGTTTTGATGTTCTTTATCGCAAGGCTAACCTTGCCGATAATTCCGCTGAGTTTTTCGCCTGTGGTCGGCTGTGCAAGGTCGGCTGGCTCAGTGAATGCTACGGTTGTGTTGGAAGCATCACCTGTCTTTTTGAGATAATCAGTCAAGTCAATGTTGGCTAATTTTTGGTCGGTAGTGGTCTTGTCGTAGTAATTCACAAGATTATCAACATCTTTTTTAATATATCCAGCGTCATTCTCTAATTCACTAACCTTTGTAGGTATACCTCCTGTTTGCTGTTTTGCCTGCTCCATATAATACTTTGCGTTATCAGTATCTTCTCCTTCTCTTGTTCCGGTTCCACCTATGGCATAAGATTCAGCCAATACAGATTTTGCATTTGCGGATTGCGCATAAGCAGATGCATTTGCGGATTCTACTCTAATATCTGCTAAATAATTAGGCTGTAGCATAGCATCTGTTACTGATCCTGTTTTGATTGAAAAAGAATAAGTCTTATTCTTTCCAGTACCAGTCACGGATACAGCTATGGTTGCAGAATCTTCAAATGTCAACACCGGAATCATAGAACCAATATCAGCTGTAAACTGTGTTCCATCTTCTGTAGTCATGGTAATGATTCCATCATCAGACATAAAAAATTCGACAGGTATTTTTTCAATATTAAGGTCAAAAATTACTTTTTCACCGTTGTATTTTGTAATAGTAATAACACCGGTTGTTTCATCCATAGTCCAATCAGCAATGTTTCCGTTTATTGCAGACTTGTCTACTTTTAAGGCATCCTGTGATACGATACGGTTGTCTAACGCATCAATAGCAGAATCCATCTGATTAAGATTGTATGCATCTAAATCCGTGTTTTCACTGGGGTAATCTTCCCAGTTAATTCTGGTATAAACCTTATTCATTGCCATCTGTAGTTACCTCGTTTTCCTCTTTCATAATCTGCATATCTGATAACTGTTTAGTCTCCGAATATACTTCATACAGTACAAGCCTTTTCACCTCGATAGGCAACGGTGTTTGATTTAATACTGTCACAAGGTTGCTTTTTAATTTCTTAATCTCAAAATTTGCTGCCATATCAATTCTCCCTTACATAGATTTCTTTTCCTTGCTCTTCTGCATACGCATACAGATTTTTGCACAGTTCAGATACCTCATATCCGCTCTGTGCAACCACTGTATCCGACATGTCAATAAGTTGCTTCATAAACTCTTCAAAACCATCGCCATCTTCCGTGCTAAACAATGTTGCATTGATTTCCGTAAACGTGAAAATTCCAATGGTAAAAGCTATATATTGCTGAATTTCTTGCCTTTCTTCCATTACTTCTTTCATTGTTTTTCCAATAATCGTTTGAAGAATAAATATTTTTTTTACCATAATAAATCTCCTACGTCATAAGTGTGACAATTCCAGATGTTGCAGTGAGCAAACCTCCAAGTGATGAAACTCCTGTAATAAAATTAACATTATGTCCAGGATAATCAGCAACATTGGCTGTTTGTGTTACCAAAGATACATCTGATACGGTTCCATTTATATAATTTTTTGTGACACTTAATGTGGCACTTGTCAGTACTGTCTTACTGCCCAATATTTGAGAAGTTGTTGATATGTTTTTTACATATTGTGAATCATATGTTGCTCCATTTCCTACCACTAAAATTCCGCTTACACTTACCATTGAAGCATCAATAGTAAGATATTGTCCCAATCCTTTTATAGATCCTGTGCTTTGCAATAGTTCGTTATAAAATTTAATTTCACCTGATGATACTTCTGTGTAACTCCCGTCTTCTCCTATAGACTTAAAACTACCAGTCATTACTGCATTTTTAGCTGTTATAGTTCCATCTGCTGATATGCTACAGTTATCTGCTTCCAATACAAAACGGTTTCCAGAAATACTTACCTGTCCACTCTCAACGCTCAACTGCGAACTGACATCGCCTTTGGAGACTTTCAGTTTAATTTGATCTGACTGCAAAGATATTGCCGCTGCTAATTCTACTTCTGCATCTGTAGCCCTTTTTGCTTCAAGTTCAATCTTTCCTGCTGTCTGTGTAATCTTCGTATCCAGGCCATTCTCTACATCCTTGATTTCAGACCGAGTTTCCTCAACAGTACGTTCTAACTCATTTGTCTTTCCAAGTAATTGCTTAATATCATATTCATAACCATTTACCTTTTTGGTACGGTATTCTTTACCTTCGCTAAAATAACTGTCTTGCAATTTCTGAATACCATTTAAGGTTCTTTGCATTACATACGTGTAAACTAAATCTGTTTTTGTATTTACTCTGATTCCGTCACCGACTTCTATACAAGGGTTTCCTTGCGCTGTAATTTTTGCCGGTCTGTACCATATTCCGTAAATAATACTAAGGACATTGTCTGCTATGATCTGCAACTCTTTTGCAGATTTTCCATATACCAAAAAATTGTTTTCAATAATATAGCAGTTATTTCCAGTACCGGATATTGCACCAATATCACTTTCAGTCTGTCGAATTTGTAATTTATCAATTTTTTTGCATATATAATCTTCGTATTGGCAAGATATGTAACTGTTGCCCGGAACTTTTGTGACATTTGTGTTAGACTGAGGATATAAACCTTTTTGAGGATATAACCCTTTTTTGGGATACAATCCCTGGCTCATCATCTGCAAAATTATGTACTGAAGTTTTCCATTTCTACCAAAATGTCCAAAACATCCGTTTATTTCACAAATTGCTTCTAATACTTTTTTACCTGACAATTCACTTGGCTTTATAGTTTTTTCAACTAGCATTGAATCGTTTACAAGACTAATTGTCTCAGAATCAATACCTAAATATTCGCAAAAACTGTTTCGGAAATTTAATAACGATAAAGGAAACGTTAAGCTGTTGTACCATGCAGATACGTCGGAATTTGCAACGTCGTACATTTTGTCATAAGCTGTGATGTCTCTATATTTTCTATCTCCAGATTTTTCATCAGATATTACATTATAATAACCATATTGGAATGGTTTTTCAGAATGTCCTCCCAAAATAGAAAAAACACTAAGTTTTTTGTTTTTTAAACTGCTGACGGAATTTGTTACACGAAATTTCAGTTCAGATGCTTCACAACATCCAAAACGTAATTCGTTTTCCGAACAAAGTCCCTCTTTCAAAGACCATTCCTCGCAGTGCAAATCTGTATTGTCGAGTGTACCGCCATTGAATTCAATATACATTTCTCTCTTTATGGAATTTTTAAGAAATAATGATTCATATTCGTAATTAATCATATCAATATCCTATAAATGCAATTCTTAATGGTGCATATTGTATTTTGTTATCTTTTATAGTTTGTATCTGAGGTTGCGGTTCTGCCATATACGCATCCTGCGTTACATATCCGTTATATTCCAATATAAAAGCGGTAATTGTAACTTTTCTTTCCAATTCATTGATATAGTTTCTACGGATCATATCCATGATTTGTTCATATTGTTCATTATTTAACGGGATAGTTTCAAACTCGCACTTGATAGGTACATGGGAAAGAGCTTCCCTATGCAATAAACCATTTGCATCTCGATATGAGTCAAGGTCCTGAACAGAAACATATCCCTTGTATGTTTTTTCTTTTATATACTTCATATTGAATATTTCATTGCCTATTTTTAATAAAAAACCGGAATACATAACTTACATACACCTCCTTAATACTGAAATGCACTTCTTCCGGTGCGTTGAATATAGCTGTCGTTCTGCTTCTTTACAACGCGGAACACTTCCCAACCGTCAATGTTTATAACAATATCTCCGCTCTCGCCTTGCCGGTAATATCCACTCTCTTGCAATGCTTCAACCATAGCTTGTTTCATGGTTGACAGAGGAGACACCACTTCGGTCTCTCTGTTGTTGTCACCCAGTATAGCTGCAAACTCTCTTGACTGCCTGGGAACAACCGTACCGGTTGCAAGACGGGGCAGTGATACTGGTGTGATGTTAAATCCGATATGCTTTCCACCAATGCCGGGCACTATATCGGGGATGTCAAAACTAATTGCATTCAGCGCACCGATGATTCTGTTAATGCTTCCCTCAACTATATCAATGATGACATTAAGAATGCCCTTAAGGACATCTTTCACACCTTCCCATGCCTGCTTCCAATTTCCGGTAAATACTCCAGTGATAAACTTGATCAAACCGCTTAAAATATCAATTACATGAGATATAATGTTTTTAACCATTGTAAGAAAAGGCTTTAACTGTCCAGACATAGCCTGGATGCATACCTTCCATTTTATCGATACAAGGTCCAATACGGTTTTCAGAAACTCAAATATAGTTCCGATTTCTTCCGATTTCTCAACGAACATATCTCCCATGTCGGAGAAAAACTGAGACACATCGTTCAATATTCCAACAAAGGTCTCTCCGAGGAATGCTGCAAACGGGGCAAACACTTCGTTCCATATCTCATTCAGATACGGGGAAATCACTTCAAATGCCTTATTACAAGCTTCTACTGCACTGGCCAACAGATTAAAAAATGCCGGTAGTGCATCTTCAATTACGAAACTACCGAGCGGCTCTAAAACGTTCTCAAGTAGCCACAAAAGGCCTTTTCCGATATTATCCGTTAATGGCTCGATTGCTGTTTTCAATTTCTCAAAGCTGTCAATCAGCGGTTGGAAATCAATATTCTTGAACCAGTTCTGCAGACTTTCTTTTATCGGATCAAGGATGGATTTCAGTTTGCTTGCCAATCCCGCAATCTTACTCTCAATCGGTGCAACCTCAAACATATCGTTGGGAGACACCGTACCGCCTGCACCGCTGTTGTCCTGCTTGGACTGGTTATTCAGTTCATCAATACTTGCTAATGATCCTTTTGCTTTCTTTGCCGCCGCCGCGGTCCCGTTAAGGCTCTTTGCATAGTTCTCTTGCACCTTGATAGCCTTTGTGAAGGTACTTGCTCCGGTCAGTGCCGCAAAAAACTGCCCGACATAATTCATGGCAGTGCTCAACAAGCTGATAAGCCTTGTCAAAATCGGTTCTATTACCGTCAGAATCGGTGCAAATGCCACAGCGAAGCTATTCTTTAACTGCGTGAGAGCCGATTTAAGGTTGCTCAATGCCGTGTTGGTAGGATTTACACCATCATTGAATTGAGCAAGGTTCTTTAAGCCCTCAACCATCGCAGAGCGCAACTTATTGATAAGTGCTATCAGACTTTGAACTCCAAAAACATATTTAAGCATGGTTTTTAAACCAACTTTGAAACCTCCACTGCTTTTTTTAGCAGAATCTCCCATTTTTCTGATAGATTTAGATGCTTTTTCAGAAGCGTCTCTGATATTCTTAATACTATTTGCCTTATCTTCCATTCCGTTTTTAGAATTTTCCAAAGACTGTATTTCTGCATTAAGTCCAGATATGTTATTTTTTGCCCTATCTATTTCAGAAACAAGTGTATCGTAATACTTCAAATCATCTTGACTTGGAGCAATTCCAATTTCTTTAGATGTGGAAAAAATTCTATCCATTCTTTCTTTTGTTGCTTCCAAATTTTTTATATAGGACTCTAAATTAGAAATTTCCTTTTTAGCTTGGTCTATTCTAATTTCAGTATCAATTACAACAGCATTATTTGCCACACGCACCGCCTATCCTAGCAGTTCCTTGAGGGCTTTTTCATCTTCCTCACGCTCCCGCTTCTCCTGCTCTGTCAATTTATTCTTAAGCAGCACCACATCCTTATTATCCCGGATGTAATCCTGCTCCCACTTTTCCAATTTCTTCCCGGTGGCTCTTTTCTGTCGTATGGATAGGATATGAGTAAAAGTACACTCGCCTATCTCCATGTACGCTGACAGAAATGTCCACCAGTGCATATATTTGTCCGCGCGGATTTCTCTACCAACCACACGGTTTACTGCCGGGATGATCAGTGTTGCATCCTGCTCCCAGTCCATAACCCGCGGACTCGGTTTGTCCGTTTTTTCGATACCCATGTCGATAAATTCCGCCACACCTTTGAATGCATCTTCCAAATCTTCATCAGGTATGCTGTCGGGATCCTCAAACATGATCTGTCGGATGATCTCACTTTGGATGTAATTTGTCTCTGCCGGTGTATCCCCGGTCATATCCTTGTCAGAAAGGGCGGTCAGCACATCCAACACCGCCCTATAATCTGTCCTGATAGGATATTCATGTCCGTTTGCTGTCACGGATGTAGGCAATTCCCATAGATTCATTCCAAACCTCACTTATGGTACTTACTGGTATACTGGTTGATTTTGGTCTGTACCTTTTCAAACCGCTTGCCGGTCTCTGCTTCAATCAGCTTGCCGATAGCATTGAGCACATTCTCCACGAAAAACTCACCGGTAGCCAAAACAGTAAACGGGGATGTGATGGAGAAGAAACTCTGCGATACGTTGGAATTGAACAGATAGTCAATCTGCTTATCCAGTTCTTCTTCCATTTCTTTCACAATGTCCACAATATCCTTGCGCTCATCCACATTGTCTGCGATATGGCTCACTGCTTCAGCTACGTGCTCATACCGCTTGACCAGTTCCACATCCGCAGGATTCATTTCAAACTTACCGAGCACGGTTCCGTTCTTGTCTTCAATGGTGTACTGTTCAAGTCCTCTATCAACTACGATTTTTCCCATATTCTTTTATCCTCCCTTTCTTATTCTGTGTCGCCAGCTGTGAATGTAGGCACTTTAGCAGCAATGGTTGCGGTTCCTTTGGTGCGGTTTCCGTCATACCAAAGATTAAAGTTGATACCAAGCCCAGAAGTATCACCGCCATAAGAAGTGATCTCCACCTTGCCATCCTCTTCCCATGCATCGTACTTGTTTCCGGCATCAGTCTTGTCAATCAGTACTTCAAGGATTTTCACCTTGCAGTCATCACCAGACTTGCGGTTCATGGCAATATCTTTCAAAAATTCGTAAATGGAATCTGTCGGATCCGCGTGATACGGTTCGACACTGACCTGGGGAGAATACCCCGTATCGCTAACAGAAACATCACCGGTGACATCACGGGTCTGCTCAAAAGAGCCATTCATTTCGACACTCATGTCATCAATACCTTTTCCCAGTAAGTAATATGTCGGTGAAAGAGTACCGCTTGCCGGCTTCATGTACAGTGCGTGTGCTTCTCGCTTTAATTTAGACATAAAAAATAACCTCCTACCTATAACTGTTTGAGTGATTAGGTTAGCGAGCGGCTTCCATATTGCCGCCCGATCGACTTCTACAAGTCAAATTCATTTTTATAAGTTGCTGTGATGTTAATGATCCAGTTCTCTGCCTTGTCCTCGTTAATAGAATCAAGGTATGAAGGACTTACTCTCTGTATCTGCTTGAACTCCCTATCCCCCGTAAGAATCGGATACTCTTCCAACCGATACTCTGCATCATTTACCGTTATGGTCTGCCGTTCCAACCATCTACCAAGATTATCAAGCCACTCCTTGACCTTTGCTTTTCGGCTCTCCGATAGTCCGCTTGCCCGGTAAACCACGATAAACGGGTAATCGCAGGTCTGCTCCACATGGCCAGTCACATCCGTCTTTTCCTGTCGAATTGCACTTCCTGTTGACGGGAACACTGCTTTCCCTTTGGAATCCCCCAGTGTAGCGTATTCGATGGAATCTCCCGGAGACAGTCCAGGATACTGGTTGATAAGGTCCATCAGAGCGGTTGTGACTACTTCTTGTCCGTCAAGATCATATCTTATTTCTTCTTTTTTCTCTTCCATGATCCACCTACTTTCCAGTGATCTCAAAATGCGGTATAACTCCCAGTTTTGACACGGAAGTTACGGCATACACACCGTCATAGGTGCTGTTCATGTAATCGTAAAATCCGTTCTCATAGTCATCATCCGCAATGGGATCTTCCGTCCATTCCCCCACATAAAAAAAATCGAATTTCTCACCCGGTGTGAATGTGATTGTCTGTGGCAGAAGATCATTTGTCTGTCTGTCCCATGCCTTTGGAGTAAGATAGCTTTTTCCGGCAATCATATCTCCTGCATCGTACCGAACATTCAGAACCACATTGTCCTTGGACTCTTCCCCGTACTTCTGGACGATAGCAGAACGGTCCGCCATGACATTTACATCATGCAAAACAGTAGGGTACCACATATCCCCCAAACGGCTCTCATATCGGTTGAAAATCGTTACTGTATCGGAATACATAGCACCCTACCTCTTTACTCTTCTTTATTAAATCTTTTCCACAGTTCCGAGAATTTCTCCCAACCGTACATAGCCACAAATGCTACGATAAATCCGGCAACGATAGCTGCAAGGATCATGTACCATAAGATAGCCTGTTGGATGTACTGCATATATGCAATGAATACAACCACAGTCAGTCCGATGGAAAGGACAAACACGAGAATGTCTGTCGGAATCTTGGAAAGAAAACTTACACCCTTGAATACCTGGGTAATTAAGGACACAAGGAATGCCAATATTCCGATAATGGTTAATAACTGTGCAATACTTGTAATTGCAATTTCCATGTTACACCTCCACATAATAAGGATATGCTCCACCAAACAGAAGATTTACTCCGTTTTTGTCTTTTGTACCTCTCAGGTATTCGTTGATGGTATCCGCGTATAGTCTTGATTGTGCAGATTTGTCTGACAAGACCTTGCCTATCAGGCCACTACCAGTATCATAAGAGATACTTTCGTTTCCGGCCGATACGGATTTCACTGTCTTATTGCCCTCTGCTTCTGTTTCTGCCTTTTCAATCTTTGCCATGATGTCCACCAAAGCACATTCACAGCGTTTTACTGCTTCGGCATCGTATGCCACATCCGGGAATGCAAAATCCAGCTTGCATCTACCATCAACACCCGTCACAGCATTCTTGACAAGCTTTTCAGCGTTCCAAATGAGCCGATTAAAAACCGTCTCATCAACAGTAGTCCCGTATAAAGTTTTGTAAAACTCATAGTCTACATACATACTGATTTACCCCTGTTTTGCTAAAAACTCGTCAATAATGTCTGCCTTCTTCGTCTTGGTTATGCTATAGCCCAACTCATCAGCCAAAAATCTGATTTCAGCAACCGTCATGCCATTCAGATCTTCGGCTGTGTATCTGCTTAAGCTATAGCCTGTTATTCCCCCAGGCTTGCCGCTGCCGCCTGAGTAATGGTTCCCTTAATGACACCCTTGTCATTATCTGCGAAAATATTAATTCCGGATAAAACAGTGTCATCAGCGGTCAGCCTGTCGTAATCTGCGTATTCATGGACCGCAATAAATCCAGTCTCGTCAGAGTAGAAAGCGAATGCCTTTGCAAGATCACTTTCGTTGGCAGGAACATAGTAACCTACGATGTTCTCTTTTGCAGTGGCAAAAAAGGTGTTCTTGGTAATACTGCTATTCATGATCACGGTTCCAAGACCCAGGAAGTTCTCGACATAATTGAAACCAAAAGCAGTCTGTACAGTAATATTTGCCTTGCCAAGGTAATCAGCGACATCTTCCGCATTTACGAAAAATACAGTTTCTACATTGTCATTTTCGTAAATGTTCTGAAGTTTGCCCCACGCATCAGCAAAAGCTGCCTGCGCTCCCACACCAGTAGCAGTGGGCTGTCCAACAATAGTAAGGGATGTAATAATATTTTTTCTGATGCCGGACTGAATGTCCTGGAGCATCTTTTCTGTCGTCTCATTGTGTGCCTGCTCATACCCCTTATCCAAAATAGCTTCTGCGGTAGTGGCTTTTCTCCATTTTCCAAGAACAATCTCCCCAATAGGGGTATCAACCGTGCTATACTTAGACAGAGGAATGATTTCACCCTCAGGAACAGTACCGTCCTGCAGGGTACCAGTTACAGTATGTCTCTTAAGCATTGTTCCTGCCTGCTTAGGAATCAGTCTCATAATTCCCAGCAGCTCCATCAGCTTTTTGATGGAATAGCCAAAACGAGAAACAAAATCAATCTGACGAACAGTGACAAGGTTTTCGCTTTTAATCAGGTTTTCTTCTGCGGCTGTCGTAATGTTTGCCATAAAAATACCTCCAATAGTTTTTGTTGGTTAGCGATCCGCTCAAATTGCGAACCGGTTATTGATTTACTGGAAAAGCTGCGGGTTTTCAGCAATTAATTTCTGTCTTTCCGCTGTACCGTAAATAAATTTTCCAGTCTTAGGATCTGTGGCATAGATATCTTCTTTGGACTTGATACCGCCACCATTGTTACCACCCTTATTTACGCTTGTAAAATGGGGAGTAACACTATTCTCTGCCTTGAACAGCATCTTGCTGTCTTCGGCTTCTGACAGAGCCTTAATAGCACTTTCAATATCAGATTTCTGATTCTTGGATGCTTTCAGAGTGGGAATGTCAAGGCATCCCATGATGGCTTTTTCATTCAGACCGTTGGCAGATTTGATAGCTTCCTTCAGCAGATCATCGAAATCTCTGTCGGCAATCTTCTGCTTATAATCTTTCTCTGCATCTTCTGCTTTTTTCTTCCAGTCTGCAATGGACTTGTTCAGCTTTTCAACATCAACCCCGTCAAAGCCTTTTAAGGTCTCTTCCGCGGTATCTGCCCTGCCTTTTTCTTTGTCACGCTCCGCGGTCATATCGTCCAATTTCTTCTGAATTTTGTCGATATCCTTGCCATTCTCAGCCATGACAAAATTAATCTGCTCCTGAGTTAATCCCTGTGCTTTTAATTCCTCTGTTTTCATACAATCCTCCATATTAGGTTGTTTTAGGTCTGTAACCATCGACCATGTTGTTGTGTATGCTTGTCATTTTAGGTCTGCCGACCAAACCGCGTGAACCGGATTCGAACCGATATTACACCATTTCCATAGTGCAGTTTTTGCCATTAAACTATCACGCAGGGCTTTCGCCTTTAGGAGAGGTCTGAAAGAATATAAGAATGCCTGCGATTTAATTTTATCACACTTGTTATTTTATGTAAATATTAAATATCTAGTGTTTTTATATCGCATGTTATTTCACATAAAAAGAGAGCAGTTTTACCTGCCCTCTTCTGATTTTACATTCTCTCAAGCATCTTAATGTACTTGTCGATGGTCTCGCGCTCTTCCGGTGTGTCAGCATCACGCTTAAGTTCCTTCAGTTTGTTATGCATGTCTCCCATAAAGTCCTCAAGATCTGCGAGCATACTCTGCTTACTAGCCATAGAATGGTCATTTCGGTACATCCGCTTGCTGTCCATGTATCTTTTCTCAGAGTAATCACCGTCATCATATGAGTTGCCATCATCGTATCTGCGAGAATACCTTCCCATGCTGTCTCTCTTGGCTCTCATCCGTCCTCTTGCTTGGCTGTATCGGTCATCATCGTACTCTTCCATGCCCTCAACAGTCTTGAGATCCTTGTACATATCAATCAGCTTGAATGCGGTATCAAGATTTCCAGTGGTCAACCCCTTATCCGCAATCTTGTCGATTTCCTCGCAAATTACATCTAACATCTTGTCATGTCTCATCATGCTCACCTCACATTCTCGACACGCAGAGTGCCGCTTACTGTCACACCTGCAGTATCAATCTGCAAACCAACATTCGCAACATTAGGATACTGCGCCAGTACGGTTCTGATCGCATCTACAATCGGCACCGTCACAAATCCAGCAGCTGTGGTGGTGGCTGTTACTGTCGTACCAGTAGCAACACCGTCTGCCAGAACTGACACGACAACATTACCGGCAACCCCGGACAGTGTAAGCGCGGCATCAATGTCCCACAGACCGCCAGTCCGCAGAGACAAAAGGCCGTTGCTGTTTGTGATTTTACTGTTGGTATTTTTTACAGTCTGGAATGGGATATACTGTCCAACCACAGAAGTCCATCCCGTTACTCTTCCTAAGAACATAATATTCACCTCTTTCTGTCAGAAAAAGGGCGCACCCGCAGGCACACCCTATTCCCGAATAAGCCTTACGCTCCGATTACTCGCTATGCAATTGTGGTACCGTTATAATACCCAGCATAGGTCTGCCCACAGCAACAGTACGGGTTCTGTACCACGTATGCCGGTGTAGGACTGGGTCTCAACTGATTTACAAGGTACTGGTTCTGTGCACTCTGAGATGCCGCAAGCTGTAAGGAATTGATCTGCTGATTCTGTTCAGCAATGCGCTGATTGAGTGCTTCCACCTTGTTAGCCTGGATAGCGTCAAGGATTGCACGGGTTCCTGCGTTCTGATTTTCGATAATATCTCTAGTGTTGTTAGAGTTATTATAGTTCGTCTGGCAGAAACCACTCTGAATCGCATTGTTGGTGGTGTTTGCGTTCTGCAGTGCATCATAGCGGCTCTGGCAGCAACAATCTGCGATCTGAGTCTGCAAACCGTTAAATCCCTGCATCATTGCCACATTGGTAGCATTTCCCTGTGTTAAGATGTTGGTGTTCACGCCATTGATAAGCTGTGCCTGCGTGTAAAAGCCATCGCACATCCCGGTGTTGACACTATCAATCTTTCTCTCAATGTTCGCAAAGTCGGAAGTAAGTACATATCCGTCTACCGCAGAACCGGAGCCACCACCGTAGCCACCGAATCCACGACCGCCGAATCCGCCCCATCCGAACATACACAAGAAGAAAAGAATGATCCACCAACCATTACCGTCTCCGAACCCGTCGTTGTTTCTTCCGTTGCCCTGTAAAAGAGCAACATCACTTGCTGATAATCCGTCCGTCATCATAGTATAATCTCCTTCGATTATTTTTATTTGCTAAAGTCGTGTCGACCCGACTTATTGCCCTAACATAGATTTATATTGCTGTGCTACTTGTTGCACCTGATTAAGCTGTTGCTGATTAATTCTGCCGTTCTGCAACATCCGCATAACCTCGTCCTTTGGATTGACATTTTGGAATTGCTGCCGGAACTGTTGGTATGCTGTGAGAATATTATTGCTGTTTCCCATTGCGTCAAATATCGGACTGCTCATTTCCTGTTCCCCCTCGTCTTGATTTTGATTTGTTTGTGGAATCAGCCATTCCATTAAGTCTATCAATGATAGCCTCGTATTGTCTTTTTAAGCCGTCGTATTCGTCTCTCGTGACATATTTACTGTCAAGATTGATTTCTGCTGTATTTGAGGATTGTAGAGCGTTCTGCGGTGCGTTCGACACTTCTTTATATTCAAATATGCGCAAGCTAGGCATTCCAGAGTTGTCCGCAGATTTTAGATAGAATCGTGTTGCGTCACTATCCATCAATAAGACCGTGCTATTCGGTGCGACAAGGTAAGACTTCGCCCCTACTTCACCGGATACCCAGTTTATCCCACTGTTAGCAGTAGGAGATTGTGAGAATCCTTGCGATTGCATAGTTTGTAAACCCTGTGGCTGATAGCCTGTCTGAAATTGCTGATATGGATTCATGTACGGCATTGCTTGATTCCTCCAATTTATTTAGTTCGTCCATGATGTCTCTGTCATCTATCGAGAGATAGAGATTACTATAATCTGTTTTCATACTCTAATTTTGGCATAAAGAAAGAGCCTTAACGAGTGCGTAAAAGGCTCATTTAAGGCTCTAATAAGTGTCACATGGACAATTTATCTATTTTGTTTTTTATGCGCTTATTTAATCGTTTAGCAGTGCTGAGAGACACATTCATGCGCTCTGCACATTCTTCCAGTGGTACATCTACGCACCGCATATCAAACAGTGTGCGCTCATCCTCTGTAAAATTACATTCTGCCAGTAGATACCTGATCTCCGGCATTGTAAATTCACAGATTTTCAATTTTTATCCCCCACTACTTGGAATCCGCAAGATATTTAATCATATTGTCCTTGGTCGTTTTTAGATTTTCTACGTTGTTTCCGGTCAACTGCGCATCAATCATTGCTATCATTCCTTGGCAGAGAAGAGACTGCGCATTTTTTATAGCTTCTATGGATTCATAATCATTATCAGATTTTTTCTCCAACTCTTCAACACGCTTTCCTAACTTTACCGCTGGGTTAATAGCTTTCCAAACAATAGCAACCGCACCGCCTACAATCGAGACACCGCCGCAAATCGAAAAAAATGTGTTCAAAAACTCCATAATAATTATTCTCCTTTTGTACTTTTATTTCTGCCAGTAATACAGTGGTACTTCCCGCCCGGAATCCCACGAATCATAGTAAACACCGTCAATCACGCAAACGACATGACCTTGCAATGCAAGGATGTAAATACCGTCCGTGTGCTCTTCGGCAAATTCCGCTACCATGCAGTCACAATCGCAAATTTTACGGTGATATCCCTTGTCTGCAAGCAGTTTACCCCATACACGGTTGGCAGAGGGCATATCCTTCAGCCAGTAGGCATATGCGACCAGCTCCGAAAAGCACTTGTCCCAGTCCATACAAAAAGCCTTGCATAGTGCACGAATCACACAATCTCCGACCGTAGCTCCGTTCGGATTCGGATTATAATATGTGTACATCATATCACCCCTATTCCCAGTCTGTCGGAATAATATGGCAGACCGTATTTTTTGCAATGCTCCTGATACTTCTCGACAGCTTTCTTGATTTTTTCTGTCAACAGCGCAATCTTTGCATCCGTGTCCTCGTTCCGTGGGATCTGCTGCAGAGCCTTCCACTCACCTTTCATTCTGCGGATGCTCCGCTCCATTGCCCGCTGTTCCTGCTCATGCCTATACCGCTCTTCATTCTCTTTCGGGTCAATTGGCTCATCATGGTTGATATTGATTCCCGGAAGCCACATCTGGAACGTATGGCGGCAGTTTATACCGATGATTCCCTCAATCTGACCGTATCCGCAAGTCTCCACAAAGTCAGGGTAGTTATATTTCTTTTCTACCATTATTTTCTGTTTCAACTCCTGCAAATAACCGAATTCTTTGTCTTGTAAAGGCACAGATGCCATATTTTTAATGAGCACATCCTTTGTCCAGTCAAGGGAATATATCTTTCCCTGCCACCATGAATGGTTTGTGTAGTCATCATGCTTGGTAACTCTCGCTCCCAAGTGCTGACTGACTTTGACATACTGGATTCCCATTTCTGCGCAGCGGGTAAGGATGATCTCGCTGTTTGCCTGGTTGATTCCAGTACGGACTGCCCTTGCAATAGCAACATCAATCTTATCTGTGTGCCCGGTGGGATATTCTACTGTCGTGATTCCTTGTTTAGCAAGCTTTTCCACAACCTCATTGACAGCTTGCTGTACCGGAACTCCCGCCTGTGCTTTCATAAAAGCATCGTCACAAGCTTGTATATATTCATTCTGCACAGATATTGCAGTGGTCTTGGTCAGATTTCTGACAGTGCCGTTCGTGCGCTTGTATGCGTTTTCCAATTTCATAATCTCCATCCGGGTCATGTTCAGATCCTTGGCAGACCGCGGAATGTTCTCGAAAGTATATTCCGGCATCTCCCGGTTTATATTGTACTCATGGATCATCAGTTTGGAAAATTCATAGTTATATGCTGCTATGGTATTGGCAGATTCCAAAAATGCCTTATGGATTTCTGAGGATATGTCCGGCAATGCATCCTCTATGGTCTTGCGGATCTCGTCAAATGTGTATCCGCTCTGCACAATCTGATGCAATTTATGTATGGTAGACGGCATCAATATGTCTCCGCCAGTGTAAAAGGCTTCTACGATCTTTTTCACAACCTCTTTCAGCAACTGGTTGTTCAGACGATTTACCGCCAGTTCTACCCCTTGGATCACCTCATTCAAATATTCAGGAGTTATCAATTATTCAAGTCACTCCCCTCTAATACCCGTCTGACTACTTCCACCCAGTCATCACCGTATCTCTCAATAGCTTCCACATCCCACAAAGATATTGCTTCAGGATTAGTATATTTTAGCGGTTCTCCGCTTGGAATCTTGGTTACACCCTTACGACTCCACCATTGTCCCTCTTTATCCGGCAAAATACCGTAAAAGCCACCAACTCGCCACACCGGGTCAATATATTTCTCACCCATGTACATATAATGGGCATACGGCAGAGTAGGGTCGTACACATGGACTTCACCCGATCCGGCAGATACTTCATTCAGAGCGTTAGTCCTCCGTATCAGTTCTCCGTCTCTCCGTGGCATATGCCGCTTCATATCGTGCCATACCTGATTGTCCAGCGCAAGCTGTGCCCGGTCAAGGGCTTCTCCCAATGGCTGGAAGTTAATATCTATCCGAATACCCTTTTCTGTCCGGTGGATAGAGTACTTATGAAATTCTGATGCATAGTAATTCTTGTCATGTGCCACTCTATCACCCCTTTAGGATTTTTTAGAAAGGAGGCTATAACCGCTTATTCTCTCACTTCTCGGTCAGCGCAAATGCAGAAGATGATAAGTTATTTGTGTTCTATCATGCTTAAATGGTAAAAGAGCAATCAAGTTACTCTGGAAACAGCATTTCTTCCTTGGGCTGGGCTTCATTCACCATAGCTTTGGCTTCTTCCTCGCTCATTCCCTCAAATTTCACAAAAAACATCCATGCCGGGACTTTGCCCGCTTGAACATATTGCCACCACCGTAGGCGGTCTTCTTCTCGGTTGTATGTAATGTCTCCGAAGTCGTATGTCACTTCATATGTTCCGGCCGGAGCCAATCCGTAAAGCGTAGCCATCACATCCAGTGCATAGATGGTATCATCCAAACAGTCCTCTAATTTGTCCCGGACATCCTTGATAAACTGGATTGTCCTGCGGTCATCTGATTCTACCTGCGTGGCGGTAACCATGCCAGTTTTCTGATTGAATACGAAATATCCATTGCTGAATCCAATCTTATAGCCGATCTGTGACAGAATAGCATTGATACCATCCAGTCGGGTCTGTGTCTGCAGTGTGGGATTGATCTCCTGGTAGAAGTCATCTGATCCGTTGCCCTCTACCACCTTGACATAATCCGGCATCCCCATCTTTTCTTTCATCCTGCCTGCGGCAATGGTGGGATCAAGTCTAAACAGCTCTGAAGCCTGGAACGGGAACAGTTTGTCAGCATCCATCAACACTGTGCGCTTGCTGTCCACGATCTCCTTGCTGTTTCGGCTGTAAGCAATATCAAGGTCTTTCAGTTCCTCGATGGCTTCCGCGAAGACAGGCATGGACAGAGGACTGCTGATGTCAATGTTATTCGCCTGCGGAGTGCGCAGAACACCATACAAAGGCTGTTCTATCCCACCTATCACAGCACTTTCAAGCAATCCATTCCACGGTGTCTCGGAGATATCAACCTTTTTGTATGTATCATCCTTGCTTTTTCCCTCATAGCACACGTTGTCAATCATATAAGAGCCATCATCGGCAAATCTGTGATATTCCAGTCGGGTGTACCACAGATCTTTTTTAACTTTTTCGGAAAAGTAGAAGATAACACCAGTTATTTTATCATTTACGCATTTCGTCACCAAGAATCTGTCCGGTGTGAACAGGTCAATTCCTGTGCCGTTTGGCTTAAGGATCACTGTGCCGTACACGCAGCCGTATTCTACCCAGTGCCGGAGATTAAAATACACATTCTCAATCTGCTGTTGCAACCAGTCTGCCCGCGCAGAGCCATCAACCGTGATTCCGATGGCAAGAGTGGCCAGTCGTGCAACCTCGGAGCAGATAGACTTCGCAAAGTTGATAGTCTTGACATGGTCTTTTTCATCCAACCATTCCGGTTTACCCTGATAAATCTGCACACACTGCCTGATAAATTTGTCCATCTTATCTGTGTTGATGGCATCCACCAGGAATTCATCTTCCGCTTTTCTCTTTAACAGCATATTTACCCATCCTTTTATAGTCTGAATCAGTCCCATTATGCGCTCGTACCTCGCTTGTTGCAGAATCTTTCAAGAGCATATCTCGTTGCATCTATCAAATGGTTATTCTCATCGGGATAACCGCTGATTATTTCTCCGTCCTTATCCCGATCGTATTCATATTCCGTAAATTCCTTGTATGCATTCGGTGTCCTTCGTGGGTCAATTACAATCTTGCGCCCTTGCAGCCACTTCATTCCGTATTCCACAGATCCAGGCCCTTTGATTGCATTCTTGGCAGGGAGACCTGCATCTTTGTAATCGTTAGTAGATTTTTTCTCCGCAGAATCACAAGTGATCGCATAATCATTGTACCCTTTGTCAATGATCCACTTTGCATTGTCTGCATTCGTGGTCTTGTTGACATAATGCTCGTCTATCATGTATATGCATTCCTGCGCCGGATTGTATGCCAGCCGAATGAACGCTGCCTGATCCGGGAACCATCCCCAGTCCTGTCCCTGATAGATTCTATCAAACGTGCGAATCTCTTCATCTGTGATCTCCCTGATCTCCAAATATTCAAACACGTTGCCACCGTTACCGTTTGCAATTCCAAGGTACTCATGTTCGTATGCATCCGGGTTTACCTCTTTCAGATGCTCCGCTTCGTCAATAAATGGCTGTCCCAACCATTCCGGGGGCACGTCTAAGTAGGTGGAGTGGTGCACAATCATATTGTCCTTTGGCTCTAAGACATATTTATTCGCCCAGTTATTCGCAGTCTTGGGTGGATTGAATGACTTAAATATCCACGCTTTGTCACCGCCACGGATGGCAGACTGGGTGATGTTACGGATTTCTTCGGGTCCTGCGAACTGGTCCAGTTCCTCAAACCACAGGATAGCAATATATCCAAACTCCGGGGAGATAGACTTAATCTTCTCCGGCTCGTCTGCACCACGGAAGTATATCTTCTGGCCAGTGGCTTTGAGAGTGATCTCCAGTGGTGACTTGTGTGCATCAAATTCCTCCGTGAATCCCTGCTTTCCAATAGCCCACTTGATCTTACTGTATACGGAATCTTTCAGAGTGTTGCCAACCTTACGACATACCACAGCATGGACATCATGGTTGTTTCTCATCAACTCAATGATGATCTGTGCAATGTCAGAGGACTTTGTACCACCTCGTCCACCCTTGAATACATATTCCTGGTGCTTCTCGTTGCGGATGTCACGGATCACCGCATGGAAGCTGTCGGGGATCATGTCAAGGTCTAAATGGTAATGCTGATTAAGCTTTGCAATGCGTTCTGCTTCTGCTTTGGCTTCTTTGTCTTCCTGCTCTTTGATAAGAGCAGAGATAGCATTAAAAGCCTTGCTGTCACCTTTCATGGCGGACTGCATCTGCCCCGCCATCATGGCACTGGCAATGGTAATATCATCGTCATCAGACAAGCCGAATTGCTTTTTAATAGTATCTTTGGTCTTGCCTTGAAGCTGTGCATTGACCATCATCGTTGCAAGAGCAGACATGGTCTTTTTCTGTCTTCTGACCTCTCCCGACCGCTTACCGCCCATCGACTGTTCTTCTACTGATAGCTTATATCCGCCCGGTATTAAGTTCTGCTCTCGTGTCAATAGTTACTCACCCCTTATTTAACCCATGCCTTTTTCTTGCCATCCCACTTGAAACCTTTCTTCTTAAGTTCTTCCCGCAGATTATAAGTCTGCCCGGATACAGAGTTGGCTTTATCAAGATTCACTCCGAATATCTCACCGTTTATGGCTCCGTGGGATACTTCATAAGTTACATATTCTGTCTTGTTGGTCTTTGCCAGCTTTTCCCTTTCTTTGGGAGTGGCATATTCAAAAGTGACATTGCCATATTTATCAGCTTTAGCTTCAAGGATTTCGTCTTTATAGCCAGTTATTCCACGCATACTTACAGAAGGTCTTCTATACTGGGTCTCTATCTGTCTCGGCTTCGCATTACGCTCCAAAGGGCTGTTACCAGTCCCCGCGCTGGCACCCCTGCCACCAAATAATTGCAAATTATACCTCATGGCTTATCCTTTCTGCGTTGTGGTTCTTAATATAGACCACCTTGCAATTACCAAAATCATATCCAATGTCACCGCCATACACAACTACTGCTGATGGTTTCAACCGCTCCATAGCCGCATCCATTCCGGCTACCCATATCTTACTTGCTTCCTCGTCACGCTTTACCCCGATAGTGGATACAGACACCGTACCACCCGGTTCTATTCCGTCAAAAGCAAAGTCGAAGGAGTTTTCCCCGCACCATTGCAGTGTAGGTATCACATTCATTCCGTAGTCCTGCATAATCTGCCCTATCAGCTTACTGCGGTATACATTCCACATCTGCATCGGCAGTGGCATCTCGGTATACAAAGAAAAATCCGGTGTCAGGACACAGTCGAATTGCTTAAGAATGTCCATGTAATCATGTGGGGCATTCCATATCCGCTCAAACTGGTAATCATCAATGTAAAAGTGAATACCTTTTTCAAATGCCTGAGAAGTCTTGGCATAATTAAAACTTAACATGTCAGTGGGGATGTGTTTGCACTTCTTTAGCACCGGCATCTGCCAGTAATCCGTCAGTCTTCCACCATCCACATCGTACAAATTGTACGCTTCAAACGTGCGCTCACGCTCTGCACCGTAATACTCATGTTCTTCCGGCTCTTCTTCCAAATTAGGAACATCAAATCCAAAATCTGTCATGTCAATGTCGATAATATCCGCAAGTTCTCCGTGTAGTAAGTCCATATCCCACTCAGAATCCTCACCCACATTGTTATCTGCCAGTCTGTATGCCTTTATCTGCTCATCCGTCAAGTCATCAGCCACCACGCACGGTACAGATGCAAGGTGCAGCTTCTGTGCCGCCTTGTACCGGGTATGTCCGCAGACGATGACATTGTCCTTGTCAATCACCACAGGCACACGGAATCCAAACTGGTCAATACTCTGCGCAACTTTATCCACGGATTTATCATTCTTCCGTGGGTTCTTCTCATATGGAATTAATTCTTTGATATTCTTTTCGATAATCTGCATAAGCTACTCCATAAACAATCTATTATACATCAATTATATAACATACGTTATTACTTTTCAACAACAACCGTTATTTTTCACTTGACAGCACATATTTAAAATAATAGTCGGAAGTTGCGCTGAAAACCTTTTGACATTATCCGACAAAAAGACCTATGATTTTATTGCAACAGATAACCGACCACCAAAGGAGAACAATATGGAAAAACAGAAATTACTTGAGTATGCGCAGTATGGATGCGCTCAGAAAATGAATGACTATCGGATTCTAGCAGAAAAGGCAGGATCCGCAATAAAAGCCGACACAGCTTACACGCTCTATCAGCAAGCGCAGGAGGACTGCCAGGAGATTAACAGAATGATTGCAGAAAAATAGGGAGAGTGTTATGCTCTCCCTTTTTTATTCGTATGTCTTATATTCTTTTCCATCAGCAATGATTACTTTCATTTTATCCCACAATTTATTAATATCTTCCGTATCCATTTCTATGTGTCTGCAGTCAAAACAAAAACCTGCCTTGCCGAGACTATCATTTACATATTTTCTTTCTCGTACTCTTTTTGCACATTCGGTTCTGTAATCATAATCAATTTCATCGTTCAATTTGTCATATGGAATATATACTATTATGGTTTTTGTATCACCATTATAGCTTCCACGCTTGGTTTTGCAATCAGGGCATTCCTGCTTATATTGAATGTAAGACATTTCAACTGCTTTGCACCCAATAGAGTTTTCTTTATCTTTTTGCTCTAAGTAACATTCATGGCAAAGACCATATTTTTCAAAATATGCTATTTTTTTCTCTCTTTCTTCGCTTTTCCCGAAAAGTTCCTTTTCTTGAACATGTCCGCAGCTAAATTTTACATTATATTTCATATCAATTCTCCTTTGTTATGACTTATTTGCTGTTCCTTATGATGTTATAATACACTTATGTTCCCATAGTTTCAATTGCCAAATTATACAAATATGTTCCCATATTTTTGTGCATTTTATATGTTCCCATAGCAATAGGAATGTGCTATTATACTCATTGAAAGGAGTTGATGACATGGCAGTATCGCAAAAGCAACTTGGATATGCAAAAAAATATCTGTCAACACTGGATGAAATCAGGATTCGTATTCCGAAAGGAAAGAAAGAGGAGTACAGATCCGCTGCGGAAGCATCAGGGAAGAGCCTAAATCAATTTATCATTGATTGCATTGAAGCAAATTTACAAACGAAAGGTTAAAATGTGGAAATTATGAAAGAATTAGCAAAAATGTATTTATGTTACATGGAGGATGGAAGCAATTGCATTTATTGTAATCCTTACACAGGCAGAGCAGAGCCAGACGAAATAAACATTATTATTTACGATTCGGAAACCGTGCATATTGTTAATTTGCAAGACGGAACAAAAGGCATAGAATTTGGAAGAGTTATTTATACAGACCATGAGTTAATATCTGATTCCAAAAACAAAAAGTTATTTGTAAGAATTTATAACAATGGAGATGAAATCGGAAGACCTACCGGGAAATTGGTTGGAATTGCAGAAATGGTGTTATAAAAAAGCAAGAGAGAGGTTTTATCCTCTCTCTTCTATTTTGAAACAGAAAAACTATTTCAACCCGTGCCCGCCAGAATCGGCAGCGGAACCATCACAACGACCATCTACGCTGTGAGACTGATTAGAATATAGCATATTACTTCGTTTTTGTCAAATCATAAGCCATTCTCCTATTATGCTACTCTATTGTATTTGTGCTGCATCTCCTCTATATCATCCACAAGATAGTACTGGACCGTCATGTCAGGCTTTGCATGGCCCAGCAATTTACTCACCAGCAATACATCACCCGTCTTACGGTATAATACGCTTGCAAATGTCTTACGATACACATGCACCGTGGCTGTGATCCTGGTTACTCCTCCCCGGACAGCTATTTCTTTAGCCAGCTTTTCGATACCGTATGTGCGCATCCGGTTATATGGTGCTCTATCTGCCAAAAATAACGGATCTGTTCCCGGTCTGTCCCCGATCTAATTTCTTAATGCCATGACCGCTACCGGTGTAAGCATTCCGGTGCGGTAGGTGTCTGTCTTCTCGGCATAGATTGATACCTGCCTGTGCACTAAATCAATATCTGACACATTCAAAGCGGAGATCTCGCCTACTCGCATTCCTGTGCAGATCATCAACTCAAACAATGCCTTTTCCTTGGGTGTCTGTAATGCATAACGGATAGTTTCAACCTCTTCATCCGTCAGGCGCACCTTCTTCTTTTTCACCTGCTTCACACGATCCACACCGTCAATGATATTATGCTGGATGTGCTGTTTACGGAATGCCCAGCCGAAGAACGTGCAGAGATACCGGTATATGGTGGACTTATAATTTTGGCTGATATGATCCCGGTAACTCCTGATAGCAAGGTAATCTGTGATATCCTGTGCAGTAATTGCTTTGTAATTTTTGCCAACATGGTTAAAAAACTTACTGATGATACCGATATAGCTGCGAATTGTGCCTTTATGCAGTCCTTCCGCTACTCCATCGACGCAGTATCTCTGCATCAGCCATTCGTTATCGTGATCTACGACAACCGGCAATTGTTTACTCTCTACCAGCTCAAAGTCCTGCAGTTTTACATACAAGGTGATTTTCATGCGGTCAATCTGTTCCTTGCTTAAAAAATCGTCCAGTTCATAGGCAACTTCATTAATCAGGTCATTTTTCGTCATAAGTGTACCTCTTTCTATTGCCTGCCAGGTAATCATATTTTATGATACTGGTAAGCAGTTGAGCGGTAGATGATATCTTTGGTCGGTGGGTGTACCGCTGTTTTTATGTAACAGTGACCATTGACAGATATTTCAAGTCATGGTATTATTTGTTTGAATGGAACAAATGTTCTGTATTCGTGGATTTATCCCGGTGCAGTACATTTTGTTTTATCAAGGATTTCATTTCACTCGCTTGTAAATATAATCACCCAGATAAATGATGCCATCGTAAAAATCTTTTGAATGCTTAGTTAAATCAATCTTGACTCTTTCATCTGAGAAAAATTCTGACATTAATCCGCATAACTTTTCCTGTTCAGAAGCCCTACCAGCAAAGAAAGCTGCAGATGTCAATAAAAGTATTTGTATGATTCCTCCCATTATCTTCTCCTTTACTTTTTGTCCGTCAATTCTCTGCCGCACAGCGGGCAGATTTTTATTTTTATTGCTCCCATCGGCTCGTTTTCGCTGTTGCAGAAAAGCATATAATTCTCCGCTCCTAGCCTAATAATCCCATGTTTGCAACTTACATTTATATATTTCTCGCAAAAATCACACATTTCGAATCTCCTTTACTAAATTTCAGTTTACCTACGCATTCGAAACTATCTCTTTTACTTTTTTCTCGTAAAATTCATCCGAAATATACTGATCTCTATGAGGGAATTTACTGTCTGTCAGAACAGCATAGGCTTCCGCCCAAGACAGACCTCCTCTTGCTGCTAATCTGTCTAATGTCTGACCACAGTGGTTTTTTAATGCCTGCTCTTCATGCGGTTTGATGATATCATAGGGAATGTATTCTTTGCCCTTTTTCGTCATAATCGGAAATTCTTTCATATACTACCTCTCTTTCAGTTTAAATGTTTAACGAAAGCTGTCTGGCATCCACCTCATAATTCATCCATAGGACTTCTGTCCTCGCACGTCCGCCTTCTGCTCTGGTAACCTTATATGCCTTTTGCCATTCTGAAAGCATATCATTATACATGTTGTTGTCATATCCTGATATAAGAACTTTCCCCGGGTGATTAGCAAGGGTCTTTAATAATTCCTCATGTTCAGCATCCTGCATTTCATACTTATAGAGGTAATTCTTCCTTGTCCCATGCAAATATGGCGGATCAGCATAGATAAATACATCTTCTGTGTTGTACCTTTCTATCAGTTCTAAGGCCGGTAAATTCTCAATCTGAACTCCCTTTAGCCTCTCAGTAGCCAGTTTCATTATTTCAGGAAGTTCGCACCACGCTTTGGCCGGATTTGGAGAATTAGTCTGTTGGCCTGATTTAAAACCATTCTGATACAAATTCCCGCACCCAAATCCCATCCAGCATTTAACAGCAAATCTTCTCGCTCTCTCTAAATCATCACAAGATGGTTCATAAGCTGCCTTATACTCTGACCGGGAAAATGGTGTAAAATCTATCGCACGTTCCAGTTCGTCACTTCGATCTCTCAATATGCGGAAGAAATTTACTATTTCTTCATCGATGTCATTAACTGTCTCAATGTGACTACGCTGCTTATTAAAAAACACCGCCAAGCTACCAGCAAAAGGTTCTACGTAAACATCATGCTTCGGTATGTATTCGCATATCCAAGGTGCAAGACGATTCTTTGCTCCCGGATATTTTAATATGCTTTTCACACTTTCACCTTCCTTTGTTAAATCCTAATATTTCACTTTAGATGTTCATAACACCAGAATTCCATCCTGCTTTTTTAGCCTCTTCTGAAAGAATCTCATTTTCTTCAGCTATAGCCATCCTTTTTTTAGGTTTACATTTTATTTTTTCCGTACATTCTTTATTTAGCCTTACACACCATCCACATGGTGTTTCATATTGGCAAAACATTGTTCCAAACATATTACATTCCTCCACTAAATCCTAATATTTCAGTTTACCTTAACCAGCATATCAGCCTTAATCAAATCATATATAATATCTAGTGAATCTCTATGATCTCTGTATTTGCAATTTGGATTTTTATGTATTCGTGGATCATCGTTTTTCCAATCATTAACACAAAAACAACAATTACTTACGAAAAGCATTTTGCACCCTCTGGCAACGCACAAATAATAACATTCGCTTTCTTTTGCTGTTCCTTTACAACGCTTAAATCCGTACTTTTCAAATTCTTTTGCTTCACAATTTGGTTTTAACATTTCATTCCTCCGCTAAATTTCAAAATCCATGCACAAATACTTACCGTTGTCCATCTTCCAATAATACTGTCCTATGTACCAGTCCTCGCCCAAAATTGTTTGTTTACAATATTCCCCCTCTTCGATCTGTTCTTCTCCTTTCGGTTCATCAACCACATAAGCGTTTTTTATATCACATCCATCAACATCTACATTCTCCTGGAACCAATCAGCTATCTCTTCATCAAGCTGATTTCTCTGTTCTATTTTTTCTCTTATTTCTCTTGGAATTATCATGTTTCTCCTTTCTACTGTAAATTTCAGCTCATGTCCTACCTCCGCTAAATCCTAAGTTACTCTTTCAAATATTCTACGCATTTCCTGTAAACTTCCGGATCAAATTCTTTCCGCTCATGCTCATATGCGCTATATTCCGCAGGATTGCAACCGGAAATCTGTGCCATTTTATACATTGGTATCCTTGCATATTTCCTTTTGGCTGCTATATACCCCGCATACATTCCTTTAGCTCCATTGAGTTCCTGTATATGCATTCTGTCTTTCATTGCCTGCGATTCCGAAATCTTATGCAATTGATTAACTAAGCATTCCGTATTTTTGCAATCATGCAAACAACCATGTTCTCCGTTTTCACCATCCCAAAATCCAGTTACATATTTTGTTGGTTCTGAACATGCATTACATTTTGCATTTATAAACATTGTTTCACCTCCATTTTTCTAAGTTATTAAATCAACTAAAAAGTTACTCATTTATCAGTTCTGCTAACTGAATGAAATCAAGAGTTTCGCACCCATCATATAAGTCATATATTTTCTCTACGATTTCATCACAATACCCTGCTTCTTCCAACTGATCCGAAAAATCCGGATCAGAAGATGTACAACCATATTCTGTTTTTATGGATTCTCTCTGAAATTTTCTATCAGAAATTTCCAAGGTTTCAATGCAACCATTATCCGTTGTTTCAATGCAATATTTCATGTGATTTTCCTCCTGTTTTTTAACTTGCTTTTGAGTTATTGAGTTAAACCCAAATAGAAACTCAAATTTTTTAGTTCCTGATTTCACTTCATCCATATATCTTCATCAATAACATACTGTCGAATGAAACGATCTGCATATTGTGGATGAATCATTGAGCGTTCTGTCTTTCTTGATGTAAAGTTTGTTGCCTTTGCCTTTACAATGTCTTTTTTCTCCACATAATCTATTGCTTCAAACACAAGATTATTTTTAGGTTTGCAATTTATAAACCAATATTGTGTAGGTTTCTTATAGAAATCTCCATTCATTGTTCTGTCTGTATCAATTATGCTTGGTTTTATACACCAATATGTTGAAAGATAGTGTGGCTGGCTGTATGGATTTTCAATAATCAGTTTTAAATTTCTCCTTATGCAAATTATTACAAGCTTATTTAAAACCTCATAAAATTCATTTAATTCTTTGTGCCTTTTTATTACCAGTTCACAGTTTTTTTCGTCACTGTATCCTTTTTGAGCATAATTATTTCCGGCAAACCATAACTGATTTTGGCATTCAAAATATGTGCATGGAAAGAACGCAAGTATAATGTCATCCTCTTTTATGCCATCAAATATGCTTTGATTTTCGTCATACCCCCCCCCTAATTTCCTTAAATAAATCTATCACATAATCAGTTTCTCCAAATTCATCTTGGATATCATAGTCATAAGAATCTATTCCATATTTTCTAAACGCATTTTTAAAAGTTCCTGACTGTTCAAACAAACAATGTGCTTTCATTTTTTCAAGGAGACCGCATATGCTTCACTCTGCGCAGAGTCTCGGCTCCTTTCTTGGTTTTATCTAACTATCGTTTCTGCTTGTTCCTTGTACTGCATCCCCGCCATCTGCACCAGATAGTGCTGCAAGGCTTCATCAACGCTGACACGATGCTTTGTGCAGTATCTGTCAACGTACCGCTTAAAGTCCTCATTCTGCTCGTACAGGGCGGTGTAATCAATGTTCTGCATCTGCTCCACCTACTTTCTCAAAATAGAACTTTATCGGTTCTCTGTTTTCTTGCACCATGCCATACCGCAAGGCTATATTGTATGTACACACATCTCTTTTCAGTCTATCCGGTATCTTCTGCAACTGTTTTCTGAATGTTTCTAAATCCATTGTTGCCTTATAACGATTGCATGAACCGCAGGACGGCATCAGATTGCTTATGCCGTGTACGTCAATTCCGGTAAATTCTTCGGTGTACTCATAATTTCTGATGCAATGCAAATGATCTACATTAAAACCTTTCTCCGGTATCTCACATCCACAGTAAGCACAGTGACCGTTGTATTTCGCATACACTAATTTTCTAACTGATTTAGGAATCGGTTTTCGCATCTGCTACACCTGCCTTTACGATCTCTAACAAATCATCTACCAAATCCTTGACTTCGTACATCATCATAGTGTCGTAGGATTTTGACTGCTGATCTTTTGTCTTATTTCCATACTTCGCACAGTCTTTCAGGAATTCTGTGCGTTCTTCCAACTGTTCCACAGCCTTGTCCGGGTCGTAAAGTCTGCTCTCTGCGAATGCCTTTTCCATCATCTCTACGGTTTCCTGCTCATAGTTACCACAGCAGGTGCCCATATCCGCAATACATCGTTGGAAGAAATCTGCGAATCGGTCTGTGTTATAGTCCACTTCAAATTCCTTTGGAATATCAATCAGTATTTTCATCGTTCGCCCTCCAATCTAATTTCTGACCACAACCATCGCAGAATGAACCGCTTCTTACAACTCGTTTGCAATTAGGACACCAATATGCATCTCGAAGAAAATGTGCATTATCTACGAAATTTGCATATTTTTTATAGTCAATAAGTGTTGGTTTCTTCGCCGTCTGCTTCTCCACAGCTTCACGGCATTCCTCCACCGTGCCGATTTGGCAGTACTGCTTATGCTTCTCCATCATCTCAAGCAGCCTTTTGAGGTCGTACCCTCTTTGCATCAGGTTATCCTCAAACTTGATGTACTCAGCGATATTGTCCGGGTCAATCCCACGCTCGATCATAGCTTTGCAGATCTCAACGGCATTCTTACAGGTGCTAATCTTTCCAATCTGGCGGTACTGCTGTACTTCTTCCAGTGCGTTTATTGCCATTGCATAAGCATTTTCAAAAGATTCACCCCATGATGTATCACATGGAATTGCTTTTCCAAGTTCATTACAATCATATTTTAATTCTTCTATTGCTTCATTCTCCGTCATGGCTACCCTCCTTAACTCCATTTAAAATCCTCACAAGGTCTCATTCTCCGCTGATTCTTACCTCTTTTATTGCATATTCCCCAACCACCGTAATGACAATCTTCACAAGTAATCGGATATTGATTTAATTTTTCCTCAATACATTTCTTGCACTGGTAAGAATTTTGATTATACTCATACCGACAATTACGATTTTTGCGTTTGCATGTCGCCATATTACTCCTCCAACAGTTCCTGATTGTCAAACTTGTTACCGAGAACCTCATAATCAAAACCACTCATAGAAATATCATCTGTGCACTCATCAAGTGTCATTGGGAAATTGCAGCTCTGAGCTCTCACATCAAATCTTGCCTTGCACTCATTCCACAGAACCAAACATCTGTAAAATGCCGCTCCACGCTTAATACTGCCATTTACAATATCATTCTCCCAAATCAGATTGCCGTTCTTGTCCTTAAGTCCGGTACACTGGCAGATAGTGTTCGGGTCTATCTCGTAGAAATTTATACCAGTAACATTCCAATCATCACAAGCAGTTCCATTGTATTTTTCAATAACAATTCCGCCAATAAATACTCTTCCATTTTCAAATCCATCATCAAACAAGTAACCATGTACCCATTCCCTGTTATCAATCCGCTTTCCACGGAATAAATATCTATCCTGCATCCTAATTCCTCCTACAAATTCAATTCGGAAATTCTCTTAAAGGCTTTTTCAACCTCGTCAACATACTCTCGCATAGAAATTACCTTGCCATCGTTTTCATCCAGTGGAATAAGCTTTACAATGCGTTCCACGCACGCTCTGACACTGGGATAATATCCTATGGTTCTTTCCGCAGACTTTTTCTCGCCATCCTTGGTCTCTCCCTGGTATCTCTGCTTAAGAGTGTGGTTCAGTTCGTCCACCTCGATAAAATATCCATTAATAAGTTCGATTGTTACTGTCTTCATTACTGTTCCTCGCTTTCTTTCTGTAAACATGCCAACGTACAATCATTACATACCTTGTCACTTTTTAATAAATTCCGCAGGACACATAATAGCGCCATTGCCAACTCCTCGTCCGTCATGCTCCTGATCCGGTCTGCGTTGGTCATGGGTATGTAATCCTCGCAGTCTCTTTCTATATCCTCATGCGGACAGTCGTTGATTTTCTCGCACCATGAATACGCATCAAACCCATTATCCTTTGTTTCTAAATTCTTGCAGTTATTACATTTCACCATCTTCCACCTACTTTTCTTGCAAAAATCTCTTGATGACATCAATATCTCTGTCCAGCACGCTTAAATGCTCTTTGTTCATTTTTTGATAGACAATCAAGGGATTCTGTCTTCCTGCCTTTTTCGCTCTTAATACTTCCCATATACCTTTGGGTTCTTCAATCGTCCATCCATCTTTGATAAGCCATTTGCGAAAAGCATCCAATTTGTTGCTATGCAGTGTGTTCCTATTTGCCATTCTCTTCCTCACTTTCCCGGTACGGCTCCGGCAGTGGCATCCAAGCAATAACTTCAAATGGAATTGTCTCTCCGTCTGCATTGTTCCATCCGTGACCGTCATATCCGACAAAATACGGAAGTATATTTTCAAAATCAGTTTGTGTTGACGGCTCATAGTCCATAACAGTTACCAAACATCCATATGCTTCTTCCGGCAGTCTCTCGCTTACTGGAATCCACACCGGCTGATTCTGCAAGTCGGTGATTGCCATTTGTAATGCATCCTCATAGCAATGATCTACTCCAGTTTGTCCGTACAGAGGACATTCTTCACAAACCTCTGAGTACCGTTCACTCTGAGCCTTTAAGCAGTAAATAGCTTTTTCTCTCTTCATTCCGAACCCTCCATTTCTTTCAGCTTGGCTTCGGCTTTTTTCTTGGATGACCAATATCTTCCATTTTTATCTATTTTTCTAATTTCATAGACTGTTAAATCATTAATACTTTTGCTCATTACGGTTGCGTATTTTGTACCTTTATCACAGATGAACCAGACCTCATTGCATGGTAACCGCAGGATCAATCCCTGTTCCTCGGCATCCTCATAGGCTGCCAGCTTCTCTATTGCGCAATATCCTCCATCGCAATTTGTATATTTATCATTCGGCTTTTCTCCAAAACACTGATAAAATGTTCTTAATCCGTTTTCAACGTGATTCTCCTTTACCAAAATTCCATCAGCAGTTCTTTCTGTCAGTCTCTCCATCATTGATCCTTTCCCATTCCTTCATGACTTCTCTTTCTCTTTTCCATTTGTCGATCCTGTACTTGATGTTATCTTTCACAATGTTTACCAAGATAATCATTCCAAAGATTATCCAGACAAAAACCAACAATGCGATCAATACCACTCCAACCATATCTGATAAAGTCACAATAAACTTCATTTTGCATACACTCCTTTCTCACGCTCTCAAAAACTGCTTCGGTATCGGCACTCCATTTCGGTCATAAAAAGTAAAATCTCTGTACGGGTAATGCCGGTTGTTCCCCGCCAACCGAAAGAATGTTGGCCGGCTTTCTGACACCTCCAACAGCCCATTCCCAATATTCGGGTAGCTGTCCTTATCATTCTTCACGGCATATATCTTCATGGTTCTTACTTCTTTCTGCATGTATCTTTGGTTTCTCCGCCATTGCTGGATAACTGCAGTCATACGGTTTTGCCCGTCCGATATTCCTTGACATTTCTCCCGGATGCTCTTCCATCTCCCGTAATTCATCATCACTGTGAAATCCTCTGCTCACGTTTCTTCTTCCACCTTTCTCTGTCGTGTATACGCCTTCTCTCACGGTATGCAGGGTCAAATGCACGCTTATATTTCCAGTGTGCATCCATCTCTGCCTTGTGCTCTTCCCGGAGCCTTATCGTGGCATCTTCATCAACAACAGCCTTATACCTATGCGTTTTTCGGCACCACGAACCCCTATGCAGGCATGTCCGAAATGTCTGTTCAGGGATCCCCAGGTAATCAGCCGCGGCTTTTGCCCCGAAGATATCCATCTCCACCGGTAATTCCAATTCGTCATTAGTCACTATCATGTAAGCTTTCATCGTTGCCCTCCGCATGGATCAGTGCCATGAATTTCTCGTATTGCTTCTGGGATATCTTATTCCCCCTCTTATCATCTCTTAGATCAATTTTAAGGTGCTTTTCTGCGATAGACCGTAATTCCCTCGCCAACATCCTTTTACCCTGCTCTATGCCGTCCCTATAACCCTTAGCGGGTCGGTATTCGTCGATCTGCTTCTTCCCTTCGCTCTGTCCGCCTGCTGTCTTGTTCCTGAGTTGGTAACCAGCCTGTGCATACTGCCGTATGTATTTCTGCTCCATTTCATCCAGCTTGTCCTCCGGGTAGTGAAGAAAGCCGACTTTCCAGCCTGTGATATTATCCGCGGTATACAGTCCATGATTTTTGATAGACAGATCTATGTGCTGATACCCAGATAAGTGCTGTGCCAGTCTTGTCAGCAGGTGCTTGGCCTGTCCGATGTATGCATACCGGATCCCGTCATCATCTGTCCGGGTCAAGAAATATATACCGCTGCCATCATCAACGTGAGGATTAATCTCCAGTATCCGCTTCTTGTTTTTGGCTTCAATGGCCATTGCCTTTCGATAATTTTGATTGCTCATCGTTCTCCCTTCAATTTGCCAACATAGCTTTTTCAAATTCTGACATGTCTCCGTAGTTCGATGTCATCATCCCTTTGTTGGCATCGTACTTCTTCTGCGCTGGTGTCTCTCTGCTTTGCCTACTGGATTTCTCCCAGGTCCTCACTGCTGCTTTCCAGTCCTTCATGTGGTTTTTTCCAACCATCCAACCTTTACATTCATAAAAGTCAACAAATTTTTGTGGATCCACTTTGTTATTACGTTCCAGACAATAAGCTTTTACTTCCTCAACAGTCGGTGGAACAAAGTGTTTTTTATATGCGCCAGCATATTCTTTTATATTCTCTTCTTTGCTCTTCTCTTCTCTACTCTGTGTATTTCCGGTGTCAGAAATTGCATTTCTTCCGGAAGAAATTGAATTTATTACCACATTTTTAGTATTTTCGGGTATAGAAATTAAAAGGTACTCTTTTTTCAGTTCTACGACTTCACGCTTGACTGTAGCTTTCAGGTATTGCTTCTGCACCCCGGAGGACGTAAGAATACCGTACTCTGTAAAAAGTCTCTCTGAAAAAATGTTCCTTCGGATACAGGCAGACACAATATCCTTAAGTAATTGTAAAGAGCCGTTACTTAAACCATTTTCTGACGCAAATAAAAGCTCCCGGTCTTGAGTCCATTCACAGTAATAACCATATCCCCCGTAGATTTCCTGGAGGAGTTTGACAAATACTGCAAAACCTTTCAGTCCATATTCTGCCTGTACCAATCTAACCTTTTCATCCATGTGGCAATCCAATTCAAAGTAGTCAAGTCCTACTTTGTTTTGTCTGCCAGCCAATCATTTCACCTTCTTTCTATCCTATTCCAAATTCTTTGAGTGACATCTGCCCGGTATCCTCTACCTTTGGTGTCAGACACTGCCTGATAGCCTTGCAACGCTTGCTGCAGCTACTTGTCCGCATCTGCTCACGGTACAAATAAGCCTTGGCCTTCTGACGGTCTCCCAAACTACCGTCCGGCCGGAAGTATCCGTTATCTATATTTATGATCAGAGTTTCACGGTACAGCAGAGCCTCTTCCATCAGCTTCCTGATCTTCCTATCGCTCATGTGTGTATCAGCCGATAGCTTTTCCCGTGATATTCTGTTCTCATACCCGAATGGGATATAATTCTCAATTAGAATAGTGATCACCTCCTGGGCGGCACTACCGTCCGCCCTGAAAATAATAATGGCTTGTTTGTGAGACACCATTACTAACACAAACTGTTTCTTTCGCCCCGTATGGGCAGGTGTTGCAACCTTATAGGTAAGACCTTCCAAACTCTTTTATAAACTCTTCACGGGATCCGTAATGCTCCTCATAATACCGCTGACATTCCTGCTTCAGCCGTAGGTCAAGTCCCTGATTCGGTTTCATGTGCACGCTGTCCGGTCCGTATGTATGTAAGGTAGGATGCAGGGGTACAAGAAATCCTCTTTCTTCACTGGCTTTCTTTCGGCTGCCGTTAAACACATGGTGGATATGGACTACTCCCAAATGGGTGATATAGCAGGATCCCATATCATCCGTCAGAACACTCCAACACTTCTTCATGGCTTCCACGCTTTCATCATTTCTTCCAGTTCCGCAGGAGTAAGGGTTTCAATTCCAACTTCCTTACATTCAGATACCAATCCATTGATAAGTTCGCTCATCTCCCTAGTGTCGTAATCGTGAGAGCCACGGTACATGACATATGTGCGATACATGGTTCCGTCCTTGCCCTCACGCACTTGTGATGTCGGACCGATATGGTAAGTCTCAGCTTCCAATGCTGTGTTCTCTGCCTTGTCCGTGTCTGGGAGTGTTAGAGTGACAAGCTTTCCCTCGATGTATTCCCTCTGTCCGTACTTCCGCAGGATCATGTTGTGCATCCGTCCCTTGGAAATATGCATTGCTTCTGCCAGCTTTGTGATTAACTGCCAGTAATAGGCATTCGCATCCAGTGATCTCTTCTGACGAAATTTAACAGCGGTAATGGTCAGCTTCTCTGCATCCTTGATACCGTCAAACTGGCTGGTCACGGCATCGGCTGAGTCCGCTTGAAACGATATGTTATATTTGCCTGTCGTGAAATCCATTGTGATTCCAGCCACTTTCCCGGTAAATTCCATTATCAATCATCCCCATATTTCTCTCTCAACGTCTGCAGCATCATTCCCACTTCTGATCCCGTCAAGGTTTCTACGGTCTTGTTGTTACTTTTAGCCCAGTAAGCAAGATTAACCTTATGTTTCTCACATAACTGTTTCAAGACCGTCATACTGGCAGCGGAAGGTTGAGCATCATCTTGAGGTATTCCCATCTGGAAAGGTCTCGCTTCTTCTTTTAGCCACAAATCAAATCCAAGACCAGTATTGATAGCAACGCACTTTACAAAAGATCTGCACATGCTGTTCCATACCCTCTGCTGCGACATGGAATTATCTTTTACTGGATTTGTACCATTCATTACAGGAGACTGCATCTCAAATTCCATATCATCAATTACGACCCGTATTCTTGTCTCATAGCAACGATTAGTATTATTTTTGCTGTCTGAAAATACTGCTTCTGTCATACGTAGGCTTGTTCCTGTTTTTTCATCAGGAATCGGAGTCCACCGGACCACCTTTGCACCGTTCTCATGCAAAAGAGAAATGCATTTTGCCCAATTCAGATAAAGCATTTCATCTCGCTCTTCACAAAATGGTCTTACATCTATTTTTCTTAATTCATCCCAAGGTTTAAGTGCCACTATATTCTTCCTTTCTCCATGCTCCACCACTGAAGTACCATTCAACAAGCATGGTTCTAAATTCCTTCTGATCTTCCTCTGACCCATTTAAACACTGATCAAGTGCATATTTATAAGCTTCCTTCTCAGGAACAAAATCACCAGTACCAAATTTGTGGTAACCATGCTCTTTTACTACTTCAGGTTGTGATGGATAACAACTTTCCCATTCAGAATCCACAACCATGCGGTTCTCAATCCTTTCCGGCATCCTTATCACCTTCCTCTGTTTTAATTCCGAGGATTGCTTTAAGTCCGACAGATGCAAAAGCATCACCGCTTATTAACATCTGCCTAGCAGAAACGATAATCCGCAGTGCTTCTATTCCTGCAATAAAGTCACCGTAAGGAACATTGACCATCAATTCTTCATTTTCTCCCATTACTCTTTCACCTCCACAAGTTCACCATTTTCCAATCTATACCATGTATCCGGCTTCACTTTTCTACCGTCTACCAGAAACATCTTCGCATCGATAAACTCCCACGCTTCCTGCTCTGCTTTGTCGTATCTGTCATCCTCTTTACTGCCAATGTATTTCCATTCAGCAAGAACGATATGGGAACCAAGGACACCCATTGCTTTTCCTTTGTATCCCCATGCAACCGCAACGCTCTCGGGATCGTTGGCAGAGGATGCACCTTTGTAACCTGTGGCAGAGGATGCACCGCAGTTACCTGTGGCAGAGGATGCACCGTAGTCACCTGTGGCAGAGGATGCACCTTTGTAACCTGTGGCAGAGGATGCACCGTAGTAACTTGTGGCAGAGGATGCACCGTAGTCACCTGTGGCAGAGGATGCACCTTTGTAACCTGTGGCAGAGGATGCACCGTAGT